TATTCGATGGGATTATAAAGCTATGCGTGTCAAAAAATGAACCCAAAAAACATATGCCCTAAATGCAAGGTCGGGATGGGGTTGTTCTACTCATTACGAATGAAGTGGTGCATTGACTGTGGTACGAAGTACCCGTGGGAGCTGGACGAAGGACAGCAATCGTTAATTAAACATCAGAGGTAGGAAAGGGCAATGGATATGCAAACACGTATCACTTACGCGGAAGCCGCTGTAATACTCAAGCTTCCTTATACAACCCTCCGTGCGTTTAGAAAGCGTATCGGAGCGCCAGAACCTGTCGTCGTTACATCAGGTACACAGCCGGCGTTGTTCAGTAAACGTGAGTATGAAGAGTTTATGTTAGATCATAACGTAACGGCATTGGTAGCGGCAGAGCGGTACTTCGATAAGCACGGTGTATATCCGAACCAAGGTGATGCTAAACCAACCTTCAATAAGATGGCATCAACGTTTCTGAAAGGTGCATATCTACCGCAGGAGGCACAGGCTAAGCGCGAAGCGATGATGGCACTAGCTAAGCGTAACAAACCGAAGACAACACGGATGACGATTGAGTCTGAGTGGTCGATGAAACCCTGCGAAGACGGTCGTAGTAAAGGACGCGTTAGACTTGCTGTGATTGGCGCTAACGGATTACCAACTGGGGTGCATAAAACACCACATAACACCTACAGGGTGAAGATTAAGTTCAACAAGGTTGAGTACAACTTAGGATCATTTGACACATTAAGTAAAGCGATTGATGCACGAGTTGCCGCAGAAGAGGACCTACGGGTTAATGGTAAGATAAGGAATGTTGTCTCTGCTACTAAAAAAGGTTTACCGAAAGGTGTTCAACTTAGACCTAACGGTACATATGTAGCACGTATGAAGTGTAAAAGTATTGACTACAATTTAGGCACGTTTAAGACATTAGAGGAAGCTGTTGCAGTAAGACGCGAGGCTGAGAAACAAATTAAAGAAACGGGGAGAATAAAATGAAAGGCCAAACACACGGCGGCAAGGGTAGCACCCCACGCCCAACAAACAAGAGACGATTCGATGAAAATTACGAAGCTATATTTAACAAAAAAGCCCCCGAAGAAAGGGTCGAATTGGATGAAGGGGTTCATACTGCCGAAAGCGATGGACGACAACGAGAAAGCAAGCTTCGAGAGCATGTTGAAGGTGCGGGAATACAAGGACAGGCAGACCAAGAGCAAGCGGTAAAATTTAACTTCTGTCCACGGTGCGGAAAACGATTATCAGGTAACCCTGATTGGGTACATACCTGCACACCACCGGAAGCATACGAGAGTGAAATAAGTACAGTTACAGTGCCAGAAAATAAGCTGACAGAATTGCAAATAAAGGCTTCACAGCGGGATGAGTTGCTGGAAGCATTAATCAACGCTCTACCCAATCTTCATACAGGTGATGAGCTTCCCATGAGTTACTACGCCGACAAAAAAGGTGTACTAGGTGATGCACTTCGGGCAATCGCCAAAGCTAAGGGAGAAAACGAATGATTAGAAAAGAATACCGACTAACCAACAGCACGTTATGCATAGTGCTATCAGATTCGCGATTGAACCGCAGAAAATTTGTAGCGATGGTGAGTAACAGGGAATCGCATCTAAACTGGAAAAGACGAGTGCAAGCTAACAATAAACACACAATGGGAACAGAGGTTTGGTGATGCAAAGATACACAATAAAACAAATTTGGCGCAGTATGAAAGAGTCAGATGATGGGGAATTTGTTCGGTATGAGGATGTTGAACAGGAGAACAAGATAAATGCCCGACTGTACAATAACTTGTGGAACGATTATGTGAACGGCATATATGAAAATAAGCAAACACATGCTTTGGTCGAACACCTACGAGATAGAGTTAATGCGATGTTAAGCATCATCATAATAATGACGGGCTTGGCTGTTGGTAAGTTAATTGAGTGGAGTTTTGGGTTATGAGCGCATTAGATGTACAAACAGGCGGAAGCCACTATAAAGATCTAAAGATTCAACCGGTGGAGTATATCCATGCTAACGGTTTAGGTTTCTGTGAAGGTAGTGTAATCAAATATATCACTCGATGGAGAGCGAAGAACGGTATAGAAGATTTAAAGAAAGCGAGGCATTTTATCGACCTTTTGATTGAGCTTGAATCTAATAAACCTGTATAGCCTCCCTAAACAATTACGTGACTACGAGAAACCTATGGAACTTATTACCCTAGACTTTGAGTCTTTTTATTCCCGCACATTCAGCTTATCTAAACTTACCTACGACGAATATATCAATGATGACCAGTTTGAAGTTATCGGTGTAGGGGTAAAGAGAAACAGCGAACCAACACAATGGTTCAGCGGTACAAAGCAAGAGACACACGACTGGTTAGCCCAGTTTGATTTAGATAACAATGCAGTCATTATGCACAACGCGATGTTCGATGCGAGTATCTTAGCGTTTCACTTTGGTATCTACCCTAAAGTTATATTAGACACCTTAGCAATGGCTAGAGCACTACATGGTGCGACAGTAGGTAATAGTCTTAAACGTCTGGCTGAATATTATGGTGTAGGCGAGAAGGGTACAGAGGTGCATAACTTCATTGACTACCGTAGAGATACGTTTACACCACAAGAGTTGGCGGCCTATGGTGAATACTGTAAGCAAGACGTAAACCTCACTAAACAGATATTTGATCTGATGCGGTCTAAGTTCAATCAGACTGAGTTAAAGCTGATTGATATGACCATCCGTATGTACACCGAACCTAAGTTTATGTACGACAGAGAGTTCTTAGTGCAGCATTTAAAAGGTGTAAAGGATAGACAACAGAAGATCCTAGACGATCTAAACCTGACAGCAAGTGACTTACGATCTAACCCAAAATTTGCAGAACTGCTGCGCAGTTATGGTGTAGAACCTCCGATGAAAACTTCACCGACTACAGGTAAAGACACCTATGCTTTAGCTAAAACAGATGAAGGTATGAAGGCTTTACTTGAGCACGAGAACCCTGATGTTCAAGCACTTGCAGCTGCAAGGTTAGGTGTGAAGAGTTCACTAGAAGAAACGCGCACCCAACGTCTAATAGATACAGGTGACCGCAATAATGGGTACTTACCTATTGGACTTAATTATTATGGTGCTCGCACAGGGCGGTGGTCGGCTACACAGGGGTTGCAGTTTCAAAACCTACCTAACAAATCAGACTTAAAGCAGGGTGTGGTAGCGCCACCCGGGTATATCATTATCGGGGCTGACTTATCTAACATTGAGTTAAGGGTTGGGTTATGGTTTGCGGGGCAGATGGATAAACTGCAACTACTTCAGGAAGGTAAAGACCTGTACAAAGACTTTGCCAGTTCTGTGTTTAATGTGCCGTATGATGACGTTGATAAAGACCAAAGGTTTATCGGTAAAACGAGTTCGTTGTCCCTTATTTACGGGGTCGGCGCAGGGAAACTACGCAATGCGATCAAACAAGGTTCAGGTAAAGATATAGGTGAAATTGAAGCTAAACGTATCGTAGCTATGTATCGTGAAGACTACAGCGACGTGGCTGGTATGTGGCGTACCGGTGGTGAGGTTATCTCTGCTGTTGCAAACAATTACGGTATGGACTTCGGGTACAACAATCTTTGTGCTGTAGAAGGGGGCACTGGCATCCGCTTACCTTCAGGTTTGCACTTAGCGTATCCAAATTTACGCCAGCAGTACAACGATAAACAGAAGCTTGAGTGGGTGTACGACAAGTCACCAAAAGAAATAGACCGCGTCTATGGCGCCAAGGTGTTTCAAGGAACTGTGCAAGCATTAGCTCGCTGTGTAATTGGTGAATCTATGGTACGTATCAACAAAAAATACCCTCTAGCATTAACTCTGCATGACGCTAACTACCTAACTGTACGGGAGCAATATGCTGATGAAGCGTTGAAGTTTGTAGAAGATGAGATGGTGCGAGCACCGTCATGGTTGCCCGGCATTGTGTTAGGTGTTGAAGGTCATATTGGACGTAACTTAAAAGAGGTTTAAGATGGAAAACAAAAAAACAATACACGTTCCACACATACTTAATATACCAAACAAGTTAATATCAGTAAGCCTTATGGGTTTTTCTGTGTCAGGTGAGTGTGTTGATGATGCCATACCTTTGGTGCAACTAGCCGCGGGGCGAATATATTTCCAGAAATTGGTGATCTCTTTTTTAGTTGCAGGGTTGCTGGTAACTAACGGCTTATGGGCTGCTTACCATTATGGTATACTTGGCTGACGTGCATAGTTGTACTGAATCGAGGCGATAATGGAACCAAAATATACTATCCAACCGTGGAGCTATAGCTCACTGAGTACCTTTAAACAATGCCCACATAGATACATGCGGGAGAAAGTGGTCAGGGATATTCCTAGAGAACCTGATACTGACGCTATTATTTACGGTACAGAGCTGCATAAAGCGGCTGAAGAGTATATCGGGGAAGACAAACCATTGCCGCCTCAGTTCTCCTACATAAAGTCATACCTAGACAAACTCAAAGCTATACAAGGTGAAAAGTTTGTTGAACGTAAGATGGGTATTACCCGAAAGAACGGTGTGTTAGAGCCATGTGATTTCTTTGACAAAGAAGCGTGGTTTAGAGGTGTAGCCGACCTACTGATTGTAGACCATAAGAAACAAGTAGCCTATGTAGTGGACTACAAAACAGGTAAGTCGTCCAAATATGCAGATCCACTGCAGTTACAACTTATGGCGGCCTGTGTATTCCTACTATTCCCAGAGATACAGCGGGTTAAAGGTATGCTGTTATTTGTAGTATGTAGGGATATAATAAAAACTTCATACCCTAATACGGAAAAGTTTAAAGTGTTTGAGCAACTCGATGAGGTGCTGCACCGTAGAACGGTTGCGTATGAGACAGGGGTTTTTAATAAAACACAGAACGGTTTATGTAGAGGGTGGTGCCCTGTCGTAGACTGCGAGTTCAATGGGAGACGATAATGCCATATGCAGATCCGAAAGATAGAGATTACAAACACGAGCATCGTTTAGAGATGCAAAAACCGAAAGCTCGTAAGTTACGTGCGGAGCGTCAAAAAGCACGTAGAGCAATGGATAAAGCGGGTGTAGATAGAAAGGGCAAAGACATTGACCATATCAAGCCGTTATCTAAAGGTGGTTTGAATACCAAAAGTAACTTGCGGTTAGTATCACCTGAAACAAACAGAGCGTTTTCTCAAACTAAAGGGAAAACTGTTAAGAACAAAAATCCCGGCAGTAGAAAGGTAAATAAATAATGCAGCTTCCAACAGCAGCAATACGACAATACGCAAGAGATGCTGGATTAAGTGACGCCTTTTTAGTCCAGCATCAAGATCTTCTGGAAGCGTTCGCGTTACGTGTCGCTTCTGGTCAACGTAAGAAAGACCAACAAAGAGTCAGAGCTTGGTACTTTGACAGCAACCCAACTAAATGCCAACTATTCGAGATTTTGGAGGAGTAATGGTTACAGATATATTTATGTCTTTAGTGACTATGGTTGTCGTGGGTGTGATTATGTTTTATACCTATGAATGGTTTAACGATGACGACGATTTAATTTAGCTAGACCTTTTCTTGCGTTTAACGCAATGGACTTATATGACGTGATTTGTCGGTAAACTTTGGTCGGTTACGCTGCGTATCACAAAGAAAAAATAAGAGCTATATATGAGAATAATAGACAATAAAGCTATAGAGCTGCGTACAAAATACCCTGAACGTATTACGTCCATCATACCCAAAAGTAAATTGCTACGTTGGGATGGCGGTGTTGCGACAGTAATAATCCATTGGGGGTTAGATGAAGTACGTGTACTGCATAATTTAGGTTTCACTAAAATACCTTCGCCTATACTGAAAGACTACACATGGGCAGGCATATACACACCGTTTGACCACCAAAAGACAACGGCCAGCTTCCTGTCTGTAAACAGACGCGCCTATGTGTTATCAGAAATGGGTACAGGCAAGACCTCATCGTCTGCATGGGCTTTAGACTATCTGATGAATAAGAACCTAGTAAAACGTGTGTTAATCATCTGCCCACTATCTATCATGCAGTCAGCTTGGCAAAATGATTTGTTCAAGACTGTTATGCACCGTAGGGTAGGTATAGCGCACGGCACAGCGGTACAACGTAAGAAAGTTATCCTGTCTGACGCTGAGATAGTGATTATCAACTTTGACGGTGTCGAGATCGCGCTTAACGATCTGCTTAGAGGTAAGTTCGACATGGTGATTATTGACGAAGCATCCGCTATAAAACGCCAAAACACTAACCGATGGAAAGCGATAAACCAGTTACTGACCCCTGACTCATGGTTGTGGTTGATGACAGGTACACCTGCTGCACAGTCGCCTGTGGATGCGTATGGGTTGGTTAGAATGATGCACCCGCACAAGGTAGACCGTACAGAGTACATGTTTAAAGATCGCGTCATGCAGAAGGTGTCTACGTTCACATGGAGACCGCGCCCTGAAGCAAACGCTTATATCCACCAGCTAATGCAACCGGCCATACGGTTTACTAAGGAAGAGTGTCTGGATCTACCAGAACTCATGTACCAAACGCGTGATGTACCCCTGACTAAGCAACAACAGAAATACTACAACACACTTAAACATGAGATGTTGTTTGAGGTAGCAGGTAACGAGATCACATCGGTCAATGCCGCTGTTAACATGAACAAGCTTTTGCAGATCTCTGCCGGCGGTTGTTATACAGATAATGGAGAGGTTATAGACTTTGACTGTAAGACACGATACAACGAGCTGGTCAATGTGATTGAAGATAGTTCACATAGTGTCCTTGTGTTCTGCGCGTTTAGACATTCGATTGCTATGCTACAGGAAAAACTCGTAGCGTCAGACTATGACGTCGATGTGATTCATGGCGGTGTTACACTAAAAAACCGTACAGAGATATTCGACAAGTTTCAAACATCAGGTAAAAAACAGGTGCTGGTTATCCAGCCTCAATCTGCATCTCACGGTGTAACGCTACATGCGGCTAACACCGTTGTGTGGTGGTCACCCACTACAAGCTATGAAACATATGCACAGGCTAACGCCCGTGTGCATCGAGCAGGGCAGAAAAACCCATGCACCGTGGTGCATTTGCAGGGTAGTCCTGTAGAAAAACATTTGTATACTGCATTACAAACACGGGAGAGTAATCAAATAAACCTATTAGGTATGTATAAATCGCTATTGAGTAGTTGACATTAGTACATTTTAGTATATTATATGACCCACCTACCGGGGTTGCGGTAGTGAACTGGAGACTTTTATGAGTGAAGCAACTGAATTAAACGTAGCAAAATTAACACGCATCTATATTAAAATGCGTGAGAAGCGAGCACAGCTCGCCAAACAATATGAAACAGAAGATGCAGCTATTAAGGAACAACAAGACGCAGTTTCTAAACTGTTGTTAGAGGTATGTAAACGTGATGATGCAAATAGTATCAAGACAGATTCTGGTACTGTTATACGTTCAGTTAAAACACGTTACTGGACAAGCGATTGGCACTCAATGTACGACTTCATCAAACAGCATGAAGCCTATGACCTGTTAGAGCAACGCCTGCACCAAACGCACATAAAGCAGTTTCTTGCAGAACACCCCGAGCTATTACCGCCCGGACTTAACCAAGACAGTGAATATACAATTAGTGTGAGGAAAGCAAAATGAACGACATCCCCGTCATCTATACGGTGAAAGATATACAGAACATGTTAAGAGTATCGCGCCAGACTGCATATGACCTATGCAACTCTGGCAAAATAAAAACCCTTCGGGTAGGGACGAGCATTCGTGTAACCCGTGAAGCATTTGAAGAGTATTTAAATCAATCTGGAGATCAAAATGGCTAATGAAGTAGCATTGTTTAATAGCAACACCGAAGTTGACTTGTCTTATTTGAAAGGTATTGACGATCCACTAACAAAGCAACTTGCAGGTAATTCAGGCGGTAAGCGTATTTCAATCCGTGGCGGTGTATTCCGTATGATGGTGTCAGGTCAGGAAGTGGCTAAATCACCAGATCGTCATTTGAATATCGTTGTTGTTGACGCATCACCTAGCGTTTCTCGTACCTACTACAAAGGTACATACCAAGAAGGCGTAACTGTAGCACCTGCCTGCTGGTCAGATGATGGTGTAAAACCTGATACTACTGTACCAGCACCGATGGGTAAAACTTGTAACGACTGTCCGATGAACGTCAAAGGTTCAGGACAGGGTGAAAGTAAAGCTTGTCGCTATTCACAACGTTTGGCAGTTGCCTTGGCTAACAATTTGGACGGTGATGTATACAACCTAACCGTTGCTGCAACATCTATCTTTGGTAAAGGCGATGACTCTCATATGCCGTTACAGCAATACACCAAAAAGCTGGCCGGTCATGGGTTACCTATCCGTGCTGTTGTAACTAAAGCGCAATTTGACTTGGACAGCGCAACACCAAAACTGGTATTCTCTGCGGAGCGTCCATTGAGCCAAGCTGAGTATCAAACGGTTATCAGTCAAAGCGAAACGGAAGATTCACGCTATGCCATTGCTGCCCCTAACTATACGCAGGTCATATCGAAAGCAAATACACCTGTGGTTGAAGCACCTAAACCAGCTACACCTGCACCTGCTCCTGTAGCGGAAGAAGTAGCGGAACCTACGGTACGTGAAAAACCTGCAGCTGCTAAACCTGCTGAAGCTAAGCAAGACATAGATCAACTATTAGCTGACTGGGACGACGATTAAGTCTTCCTTGTGTGGGGCGGCAACGCCCCACCTTTTTAACCTACGGACATTTTATGACTGGATACTCTAAAGCCGAGTTCTTACGGGCAGTATTACCATCGGAACAAAACGGGCAATACTACTGTTCTGTATTTATAGGTAAGAACGATAGGGATAGTAATATAGAACGCACTATACAGAGATTCCACCGTACAGTAGATGAGTTAATTGATGCAACAAGCAACCCACCTGATGGTATATGGAATACGTTTTATTTAGTCGCAGCATCAAGAACCGAAAGCCGTAAACGTGAGTCTATAGTTCAACATAAAGCCTTCTTTGTTGACGTAGATTTAAAAGACTATAAAGATAAGAAAATAGCTTTTGGCGCATTACAGAACTTTTACACAAATTTAGAACTGCCAGCACCTACGATTGTGGATTCTGGTAATGGTATCCATGCATATTGGGTATTAACTGAGGCTATACCTACCTTTGAATGGCGTAGAGTAGCCGAACACCTCAAGCAGTTGTGTGTAGACAGCAAATTCTATGCTGACCCTACCTGTACAGCTGACACCTCACGTATCTTGCGCGTTCCAGATACATACAACATGAAAGACCCAGACAGTCCGAAACGCTGCGTATGTGGGCACATCGGTACACCGATAGAGTTTGATCTGTTTAAAGCCTTAATAGGTTATGTTGAGCGCGACTCTTTCGATGAGTTAGAGCACATGCTTCAACCCGTTATGGATACCGCCACGCAGAATATCTTAGCTGGTGCATCACAACACAAGCTCTTCCAACAAGGTGTAATGCACAGTGTGCAAGGTGTAGGGTGTGAGTACATTAAGTTGGCCTATCAACGTCAGGAAGCTATGACAGAACCTCAATGGCGGTCAGCATTAAGTATCGCTCAGTTCTGTAACGACCGTGATAAGGGTATCCATGCTATATCTAAAAAGCATCCGGGGTATTCAAAAGCTGACACCGAGAAGAAAGCTGCAGGTATTGAAGCACCTCATACGTGTGACACATTCAGAGCAGTATTTGCTGTTATGGATAACTCAATACCTACACCACCAGACGGTAAGTCGTACTGCGATTTATGCGTACACCGTAAAACGCTTAAATCACCTATATCTTTGTGCATTACTCATAAAGAAGCCTCTGCTGAAGACAGCGTTATTGATGCAGTCGATGAGTCTACCGGTACAAGTATCACAGTCAGTATCCCTGTAGAAACCTATCCGTCACCGTACAGCCGACGTGAAGGTGGTGGGGTGTATAAACGTGCCCGCTTAGATGTGATGGAGAACGGTGATGTACCTTCAGTACAAGAGCTACAAGGCAAACTTGTCTATGAGTATGACCTGTGGGTAGACAGCATTCAGGTTGATCCTTTAGCGGGTGAAGTTATCGTGTTGGTGTTGAAACAGCCTAGACAACCCTTAGTCCGTTTTGCTATTCCGTTGAATAAGGTAACCGCATTATCAGAGTTTACTGATGCCGTATCTAAGCATGGTATCGCAGCACCAAACTACAAAGAGTTGATGGAGTATGTGAAGGCTTTTGTTACTAAACTGCAGCGCACCACGGACAAGATCAAATGCCCTGCCAGTTTCGGTTGGGATGCAGACTACAGCTCGTTTGTTTTAGGTACTCGTAGATATATGTCTACGGGTGAGATCGAGTTTTGTTTACCGTCAGAAGCAACAGAGTTTGCATCGCAGCATTATGGTATGAAGAACCTGAGTAAAGTAGAAGGTTCGACTGACGATGACAAGATTAACCGTATGATGAACACATGGCAGTCGATATTTAAGCTTCACGATAGGCCACGTCAGGAGCCTAGACTATTTGCTGTGTTCGTTAGTATGGGCAGTCCGATGTTTGCCTTCTTTACCAACATTGATGGCGTTATGCTGCACCTTGTTAGTAAAGAGTCTGGTGTAGGTAAATCATCTGTGCAGCATGTGGCCAACAGTGTGTGGGGTGTACCTGATAAAAACACATTGATGAACCTGAACGATACTAAACTATCTGTACTGCAACACCTTGGTGTTCTACGTAATATCGCTATGTGTATTGATGAGATCACTACCATTGAGCCTGAGAAGCTATGCCAGTTCTGTTTCGACGTGTCGTCTGGTCGGGGTAGACATCGTATGGAGTCTCACTCCAACCGTATGCGGTCTAATGTTACTGAGTGGCGCACACCGGTAATCACATCAGGCAACAACGGTCTACATCAGCTTATGACCCAATACAAACTCGTAGCTGATGGTGAGGCTATGCGTGTGATGGAGATGGAAGTATACCCAGACAGAGAGCTGCAAGATCCGGTAAACAAAGCCATGACTGACCGCATGTTCTCTGAGGATTTGATGGCGTCATACGGTGTTGTTGGTGACAAGTTGTTGAAGTATTACGTCACCCATACGGAAGAGTGCAAAGCTGAACTTATGGAGATTAGACGTCGTATAGACGTGCGAGCTGGATTAACTCAGAGAGAACGGTATTACTCTGCGCTATGTAGTGTCGCTATGCTTGGCGCTACGGTCAGCAAACGTTTAGGTATCCATGACGTAGACTTAGATAAGTTCGAGAGCTGGGTAGTGTCACTATGTCGCACTAGCTCTGAGGAAGCTGAACTTAACCGCATCCCATTGATTGACCAGATGAAAGAGTTCTTACATGAGATGGTGCCGTTTACCGTTGCTGTAACTTCTGCACACGGTAAGGTTAGTATTATGCGGGACTCTGCTAGTGGCATAGTCCATGTGAAGCAGCTAAGAGATGAAAACCATGTGTATGTCTGTTTGAGTAGATTAAAGTCTTGGTGTACCGATCATGGTGTACCTATTAACAATTTAATAGAAGCAATGGAAAACGAAGCCGGCGGGATAATAACCCCTTACCGGCTTGATCTAACTTCTACAGTTAACATCCGATGCTTACGTATGGACATTGATAAGCTCGGAGATATAGAATCGCTCCTGTGATGCGACAACTCAACCCCGCCTAGGCGGGGTCTTTTTTGTTCTACATCTTGTCACGGTATATCTTCTCAGCTTTAGCCGCAAGGGTGTTTATATTCCGTTTGCGCTGGTCAATACGCTCATTTCTAAGGGCTTCATTCATACCAGTATTAGCTTCAAGCATTTTTATCTCTTTACCTAACTGCTGCATCTGTCTACCGATCTGGTCGTACACTGTAGCCATACCCAGTTTCTTTTTTGCATCTGGATCTGCTGCCAGTTTTTCTACCTCTTCCTGACGTCCCTGATCCTGTAACGTCTTCAAACGTGAACGGAAACTATCCAGATCTTCTTTATGTGTATAGAAGTCTGTCCGTTGCTGGCTCGCATACTTTGTACCGAATATACCCTTCAAACCTAAACCCGGAAGTTCTACAAAATCCTTACTCGGTTTGACTGGCGCATTGTCAGGTTTAAGTACATTATCGGCCAACCATACAGCGGCCATACCTAATTCAGCACCGTAACCAAGGAACAAGTTATCCCACATAGGTGCTGATATACCTGTCTTAGACAGCAGATTTGCTGTTGCACTAGAGCGGTCTGATTCTAGTTGGTAATGCTCGCCTTTGGTCTCAATGTCTTCTCCAGTATAAAAAGACCGATTTATCCAGTTCTCAACTATAGGTTTCATAATTTGTGGGACAGGCAACAATGAATACCCCATACCACCCGGCACCATACCTTTAACTTGATCTGCAGCGGCAGCCATAAGTTGCTGTGCTGACTTTGTACCCATACCATACCGTACCATCATTTCAGGCAACCACTTAATGAAAGCAAACTCTGGTGGTAACGCAATAAGCATTGGGTGGTCTTTTATACCGGTTGGGAATACCCAGTTTGTGTAGCGTTTACTGTCTGGTATATTTTCGTATTCCTCATTGCCACTCATGTACATAGTGTATGCCGCAGACAGCATACCGATAGTAGCCACTTTACCTAAGAACTGACGTCTGAATTCTGCTCTGTCTTTCATTGGTATGTTAGATGCAGTAACCGCTTTTCGCATTAACTCCAGACCGTTAATACCTGCAGACAAGAACGGAATCAACAGACGGGCCTGCTTCATCGCTTGAGAAGATCCAGTTACCGAGAAGTTGATGTTTTCTCTAGCCATCATAACCGCATAGTTTTCCGCGTCTTTACCATGTAGACCTTCTTTAGCCGCTCTGAGCAATGCTTCTTTGTAAATAGCCACACGAGTCGCGCCGTCTACTGCTATGTGCGTTTTGTTTAAGAGAGTTGCACCTTTGTCTACCGCAGCTGCTATGGCACCTTTGTTCTTCATTCTGGTACTTAAAGTGTCCATAAAATGGTGGACATCACTAGCATTTACTGAAGGGTCAACATGACCAATAACACCACGACGTGCCAGCAAATCGTAGGCAGGATTATTACCCTGCATAATGCTAGTAAGCTCTTTCATGGTGTGAGCAGGTGTTATCCAACCTAAATTAGTAGCCAATGTAGCCGCAATTGGATCTCTCGCAATCTGACGTATCCAGTTGCCCGGGTTGTTTAATGCACCTGCACGTAGCATTTGTGTAGCGCCACGAGCCACTTTCATCAGAGGACCAAAATCCATCTGTACTTGCATCATTGACGGAATAAGTTCTGGGTTATCGACCTTATAGAACTTCCGCTCACCGTTCACCATAACCGCTAGGTTACCCTGCAGCTCTTTCTTGACGGCACGTTCAACTTCACGTGCAGCACCTACAGCAACAAACTGCTCACCGATAGCTTTCTTAGTCTCATTCGCCATGATACCGAGCGTCATACCAGCATAGTGCCGTGCCATGTTTTCCCAGACGTTTACTTGATGCTCAGCTGCTGTACGTTCTCTAAACACTTTAGTCCGAGTGTTGCCCACCTCAGTAGGTTTACCTTCTTGTACACCTAAACGCTGTAGTACCTCTTCACGTAGCATGTAGCGAGGTGAGTAGCTGGCGTTTTTCATAAACACATCACGGGTTTTCTTGTTGATTAAACCTGAGTCAAATGCAGATTTAATCAGAGACTTGTTGATCTCACGCCACATCTCAAGCGCATCATTCAGCTCAGGGTACTTAGCCCGTAAGTCAGCTACGTCTTTCTCGTGCTGTCTGAACTCAGTCATGTTGCCGGTGATATGTTTGCCTACTTTACTCGGATCACGTTTCAATTGGTCAGCTGCATCCAATACGTAGGCTACATGGTTGAACAGGTCTCGACCCTCTTTACCGATTTTGTCTACTTGGCGCTGCATCTCATAGATAGACGCATTGACCACTTTGCCAGAACTTAACCGTACAGGGATCTTCGTGATGTCCATCGTGCCGTCTTTCAACAACTCGATACCACCCATCTGTAGTGCATTGGTGATGAAGTTCGGTGCAGTAGACATAAAGCGTCCGACAAGATCCGCACGTTGCTTTTCACCGACCATCTTACCTAGATGCGGTGCCAGCGTAGTTTCTACACCGTGCCATTCATTGACGAACTTCTGGAAGAAACTATCCATCCAAGAGTTCATACCTTTCACACGCTCAGGAATAGTCTTAGGCGCTTCGATGTCTTTCATCGTTGTGTACCCTGAACCTACTGCACGTTTGATGAGTGGGTCGTTTGCGTGGTGAGCAGGCAACTCGAAAACTCTACCTTCAGCTTCACGTCTAGTATTGATAGCAGCCAGAGCTTCAGTATTTGATAGTAATTCGCCTAACGCTCTACCTGATTTAAAACCTAGAATTTTAGCAACCGCATGGGTTAATGCACCCCATGCTGATGTTTCTTTGTACCTAATCTTGGCTAATTTACCTTGGAGCTCAGGATTACTTAACCCTTCGGACACAAACTCATGTATGTCCTGTGTACCATACTCGCCTTTTATAGATTTGTGATCTTTGACTTTCTCATACAGATTGGTCAGATTCTCTACATAAGGTTTTTGTTCCTTAGTCGGATTATCAATAGCATGACTCACCACTGCATGAGCAACCTCATGCCCTATTACCCGTGTAGCCACATCTTTCGGTGTATTGCTTCCTATAATAATAGTATCAGCAGCTCTGTCGTATCTACCCCCTACACCATCATCGGAAACAAATTTGACTTTATTTCCTAGACTTTCGAGTTTTTCCCCTAACCAGTTATATGTAGGGTTATCGTGAGCCTTGAAAGCCTCAATAACTGTCGCTCGTTTTATAGGTTTAGTTTGGGCTTTAGGTTGCGCTTTAGCAACAGTCTCTTGTGCATTATCGAGATTAATTGCCGCATCTACAGCATTACCTGTATTCTCCTCTGTTGCGTTTTCATTGTTATCCGCAATAGCATTTTTCGCACGTTTATGTGCAGCAGTTACAATAGGATCAACGTCACCCGTAACACCCACGTCATCTGGGTCTGCCCAATTTTTAGTCTCTTGGTTTACCCCTACCACTGTTCTTACATCTTCATCCAGTAGTTTGGTTAGGGTAGGTTTTTTACCTAACTCAGTTTCTCTTGCACGAATAGCGGCATACCGATCCCGTTTCTCCCCATACTGTGAGTCAAACTCATCAATAGTATGTAATCTATCTCGCTCCTGAGCCAGCTGCTCCTTACCCATAGATGTATATTCAGGGAATGAGACAGGCGCAACAGGTTCTTCCACCTTTGTTTCAGACACAACAGGTTTTTCTACAGGTGTAGTAGCTACAGACTTAGCTTTTTGTGCCTCGCGATCAGCTATCTGCTTATCAGATAGTACATGTGCAGCAGCTTGTTTATCAGTCACAATAGGTGATATACCTTTACCATACACCTCAGTTATTTGCCTTGTA